AGTGCGCTATCTACCGAGATCAAGGCTATAAATTCTTATACCTGGATCAAGCACACTTGTACAAACAAGGCTTCGAAGGCTTTGAAATTTTAGGGACACTACAATAATGGCAGACTTATACACAATTTGGGCAAACAAAGAAGGCGACATTTCAGACTCGGACTGGGTCAACGGAATGAAAAGTTTCTTTGATCATTTGATCTCAGAAGGCAAAATGCAAAGTTACAGAATTACCCGTTGTAAAATGGGATTCCGCAGCATTGCAGACATGCCGGAATGGATGATTTTGATGGAGTTCCGAGACATGGGTCAAATGGACAGTGCTTTCCGTCGTGTTGCTCCATTAGAAGGTGAACTTGAAGTCAAACACAAAAGCTTCAATCAGTTTGTCAGTGGCGACATTCAACACGCCTTATTTAGAGATTGGCCAGATCAATTCTAAGTATGTCACATACAAAAATATGTGTAACCAGTCAACAATCAGTGGGTTGTACATTCATTGATTGGAGTATACACTTTTTAAGCGGACAAACTCAGTTTTTTAGTGCCAGCAGTGATCAATGGATAGGGTTGACTAGCAACCCTCTTGACCAAAACAATGCACACAATCATAAAAAAAATCATCCAGCTGGCTATACTGAAACAAACGAAGTATTAGATCGATTTGATCAACAAAATATCGGAGTGTTTACTGTTTATCCACAATTTCTAAGATTTAATCAAACTGCTAAAAAATTAAATTTAACACTTGATAAAAACAACAGTACCCCTGACATAAACAACCAAATACTCGAGTATCAACAACAAGATTATGCTGATCTTTTCAAAATGTGCGCTAAACGCAATACAAAAATAATTTATTTAGATTCAAGTCCGGAAATTGATCTATATCATGTCAATTTTCGTCGACGCGGCACTTTTTTGTTTGATAATAAGACTGGATATCAATTTGAATTAGCTGACGAATTTGAAGAATATTTCTTCAATACAGCTACTACTGCTTACAATAATTTAACTGATATTTGGGACCTACGAGAACGTCGAGCATTGAACAGCAGACCTTTTCAACACAGTCGAGTGCCATTGGATTTTAGACTACCGCACCTGTGGATAGATTCAAGATCTTTTTGGACACTAGGTGAACGATACATGCATAAAATTTTAGCTTATTTGAATCTACAAATGGATCAAGATAGACTAAACATGTGGTTACCAATATACGCCAAATGGCAGCATACGCAATTCAATCATTTAGATTTTTGTTATGTATTACCGCACATGATTGAATCAATTGTTAACAACTGGGATTACGAGCTTGGCAATTTAACATTTGAACAAGAAATTGTTATACAGCATTGTTTAATTTATCAACATAACTTAAACCTGAAAACTTGGAAACTAGATAAATTTCCTAAAAATGCCAAAGATTTACATCTTCTATTAGAAACAAATATTCATCCAGTTGCATCTATATATTGAGATCTCTTAGAGATCTGTTAATTTCGCTGTCGCTCATTAACTTATTGTTTTATCTCTTTTTAGCATTATCCAGATTAATCGGTCACAATTCACCGTATACACGGTGAATATGACTTCCGCATTATCCGAGTAGCACAGTCATCGATCATAATGAGATTGTGTATACACTACACACGGAGGCGGTTGACCGGTACCCCCTACTCAAGCTTCACATATCAACGGAACCCTAGTGACCCGATTATCGATCCAAGTCCTATGAGCTGGGGTTGTATCTTTTTCACATGTCCCCAACCATTTGTTGCCTTAAGTTAGCAATTGCCTTTGACGCCCAAGTCTACACCGGGTATTGCACCGTTGCTCAATGGGGCTAGACCACTACGTCTAGCACAGAGTCGATAATGCTGCCTGTCTGAGTTTAAATTTTGTTTTTGATGTGACTGCCATGCACACGAACACTAATCTGTCCGTTGTACCAGTCATCTGATTCTAATACTCTATGACGAAATTGTTCTCTAGCTTCTATGTAACTGCAAGCCGATTTTGATCGACAATAAAATAATATTTCTCTTGTGAAGTTGTCTGCGCCTAGGCGTTCAATGTCTTGATTGAGTTGATCGTTTGATCCATAGTATAGCTGCCAGTCTGAGTCGATTTTGCTCTTGATTCGTTTGCGCTTTTTGTTGCCGTTCTTTAATGTTACTGTTTTGTATGTTGTCTTGCTGAATTTTGCTAATTTTTTTCCAATATATCGCCTGCCAGTCAAGTTATTTGTGATCAAATAAACAAAGCCGACACAGTCTTCGGGTAACGTTTCAATTTCGGTGTTTTCGTACAGCCATACCATGAACTAGTAGTTATCATCATTGATAGTTTATACAAAAAAAGTAGTCGCCGTATCCTTGATTGGCTTTATTTAAAAGATTTAAAGATTTTATTACAGTAAACTTGTTAACTTTTGAAAAGCACTGAGCAAGTAACGTGTTGACAGATAATTCAACTCGATTGTATATTAAAAATCTGTGCGACACACTTACAATAATCCTTCCGCCCGATAACAAAAATTGTTCGGCGAGACCTTGCACATAGTCATTGAGTTGATCAACAGTTTTATACTTGAACTCTCGATTGTTGATTAAAACTAGATTTTGATATTTTTTGCTTGGAGTCATATCAATCATTCCATTATATATTTCTCCAAGACAGTTGTAGCAAAGAGTAGTTCCTGGCATTAAATTTTTTAAAACAATTTGATCTTCTAGTGCCAATATTTTGTTTACATGCTTTTGATTATGTCTCAGCACTGTCCATCTGGCCATATAATGGCTTTTTAGCAGACGTATTTTTTCTTTATTCATGTCGTTTGAAAATCATTGTAGTAACAGGATGAACAAAATTTCCCAACTTTCCAAGATCGTCTGGACGGACAACCGACCTGATTAAATCAAATTCATCTCTGATTGTAGAATGACAATATTGAACCAACAGAGAATCCCAGTCCAAACAGTTTGAGATAGAATCAGAGTCTACTGTAGAATAAATGCAAAATTTGTTTACAGCTAGATAAAAATAATCTGCAACACTGTGACTGCGCTCAATTATTTTTTCACGTAGTTCATCTAACGAATAATATTGATGATTAACAATTAATGCGGTGGTACGACCTTCGGACATTAACTTAACAAAATCTTTATAGTGTGATAAATTATTTTTATCTTTTAGTTTAGAAGCATATACAGACAGACATTGTTTGAAGTCTATATTTTTAATAATGGTCACGGTCATACAACTTCTACATCGGTATTGTAACTAGTAAAGCCGCCCTCTTTGACGACCTTGAGTATGTTCTCTACTCGTCCGGCTAGTTCGTCTCTGTGACTGACTAACCATATTGATTTATGACGATCTCGACTCATCTGTTTCAGCAAGGCCAATGCATTTTCGACGCCTGCGGTATCAAGTCCGTTGTCAATCATTTCGTCGATGAACAGGAGATTAATGGGTTGATATAAACTTTCAAACACATCACGGAAGGCCCAGCTCATACTTAGGATCAATCGGTTACGTTCACCTCGACTCAAGTTGTCAAAATCCAGTTCACGACCCAACTCTTCAATGCTGACAGTTAAGTCGTTTTGAAACACCACGGTGTGTGGTAAACCCACACGATCCAAGTAGTGTGTGAGTCGAGCATTTAGATAGCTGAGATTTTGTTCAATGATCTTTTTACGGATAAACGAATCTTTACTGGTCAACAGCTTGAGCAAGAATTCTTGATGTTCCTGCAAGCGAGTGAGTTCGTTCAGTGTGTCGTAGGTGATTTCTTTCAATGCCTGTTGTTGCATTTCTTCGATCTGTTCGGCATACGGGTCTGTTTCCGCCTGCTTGGCAGCAATCTGTTGTGCTAAGTTTGCCACAGTGGCCTGATGTTGAATCGCATCACTTTCTCGATCATAGAACATTGCAGGAGGCCGGCCCAATGTGCCCAACGAATCATGTGTGGCCTGTAGTTCAGACAAGAGGTCACTGAACTCTTGTCGGTTTTGTTGAGCTGTTGCTAGTTCAGCCTGTTTTGAGTCCAATACCTGTTGATGTTTAGCATCGTGAAATGCTTGACCGCAGGTATGACATTCGTGATTCGCAAGAGTTTCGATTTCTTTTGCCAATTTGGTCACCAGCTTTTCTTCCCGACCAATATCCATTTTTACACGCGAAAGTTGAGTTGCCAGTTCATTGATATCCTTGCGACGTTGATCCCATGCTCGGTGATCTTGATGCGCTTGAATTTCTACTTTGATGTCAATTGATTGCAAAGCAAACAAGGCCTTTTCCAGTTCTTTGACATCTTCGCTGCGCTTGTTTGACCACAGTGTTTGTCTACGTTTGAGTGCTTCTATTTGTTCCTCAATGCGTCGGTTGGCCTCTTGTTCGGCACGTATACGAAACTCTTCTTGTTGTATAGCGTCTCGGGTTTGCTTATTGAGTTCTTTGATACGATCGGCACGATCACTCAGCTGGGTAATGCCCAACAGTTGCTCGATGATAGTTCGCTGTTCATTGGCCTTAAGGCTTAGAAATGGTTCAGTGTAGGTATTCAATGCCAAGATATGTCGAAACATATCGTGACTGAGACCCAACAGTTGTTCTATGTTGTCTTGTGTTTCTCTGCTGTCACCTTGAGAGTTATCTGTAATGGCCTGTTCTTCATTGTCAACAAAAAATCTCAATACGTTGGGCTTGCGTCCGCGCTCAATTCGATAATTTTTACTGCCTATACAAAAATCAAGACTGACCAGCATGTTCTTGCCATTGGTCTTGTTTACTAGATTGTCTTTGCGAATGTTGCTGAGTGCTGTGCCATAGAGTGCATAACTCAGGGCATTGATGATTGTAGTCTTTCCGGTACCGTTGCGACTGCCGTCGCCACCAAGGTCCAAATTTTCGCCCAACACTAATGTAAGGTCCTTACGATCAAAATCTATGGCCTGAGTGCTGTTACCAACACTCATGAAATTCTTCACAGTCAAATTCTTTATATGTATCATAGTTATAGTATAGACTATTTTTTAGTATTATTCAACCTGAGGCATAAGATCTGCAAATTGAGGCAGTGTTTGATGGAATGATTCATTTCGATAACTGTCTTGATTACGCATGGTCCTTTGAAATTCGGGCAACAGATGTGTGCGATCCTCTGACCACATATAATCGATTACCTGCTGCCATTTCATTGACAATTCTTGGGCACCTTGAAAATCTAAACAGCTTATATGATTTTCGATAATCGAAGTCAATCGTCTTTTATGATGCGTTGGTGCTGCTTGCACAGAAAAAAAGCTATCAAATATTATTTGAGATATAGAAAACTGATCAATCGATATTAATTCTCGTTCAGTCCAATTACGTTGTAATTCTATTAGACTTTCGATGTTTAAAAAGCCCACAGTAGAGGTCACTCTAAATTTTACATGTGGTGCTTCTTTTTGTAAGCGTTTGAGATTTGATTCGACAGTAGACCAAACAGTTCCGTGTCGCAGGTACTCGGCAACAGACCCGTAAGCATCTAAACTAGCGCCAATGGTGATATCTGAAAATTCTTTCCATATATCGGTGAAACTGTTTCCTCGAAAATCAAGTTGCATAAAATTAGTGTTGTAAAATATGTTGAGATTGGTATTTTTAATTCGAACCAACTCGGTAATCATAGACAGGTGCTCTGGAGCCAACAGCGGTTCGCCACCTGCAAAATATATATGCTCTACTGTTGGCAACATTGCTAGCAATTCCAACATTATTGATTTTCGTTGACGATTGTTCAGTGTAGGCCAATCAACATTGTATATTCCCTGAACTTCTTGTGCAATAGCACTGCTAAGGTGCGGACTGCATGATCTGCATTTGAGATTGCATACTTTATTGATTCGTATGTCAAGAGTAGTTGGATTGAATTGATCAACCAATCCGTCGTTTCTTGGCTTCAGAATCTGATAATTTTCGTTATGAACTAATCTCAGAGATCTGATACCATTTTTTTCGTTGACCCAACAGTGTTGGCACTCCTTAGGGTGCTTTCCGGTCAATAACCCTTGTCGTAATTTTTGAAATTTTTTATTATTATAAATATCTACCAAGTTGTCTTGGTCAATATTGCCCAATGGGTAGTTAGTATCCCCGGCGCAGCACGGCAACACATCTCCGGCTGGATTAATGTGAAGGTGCATCCAGGGCAATGGACAAAATGTGTCACCGAATGTTGGAAAAATTGGATGATACTCACCTGACATGATCACATGATTTATAACATCA